CCTCCCCACCATGCACCAATTACTGGGAATACGCTAGCCATTACTTGGCCCGCCTAACGATCACCGTCCCAGACGGAGTCCCTGCTGGCACTGGATCATCTGGTCCGAGGACGATCATCTTCGGGACCTCGGGGATCTTGAGATTGTCGACCTTCAGCTTGAGCTTCAGGTATCCCTTGAGCCATGGGATAATCAGCTCACGGATCTCGGCGCCCGGAGGGTTCTCGTACGGGTTCCCAACTGGGTGCCACTGACCACCATTTTGAGGATCCTCAACAAGGAAGCCGTCGGTGACGTATAGGTGGCTGATCGCGAGGTTGTCCGCCTTGTCGAAGACCTTCTGGTAGTTCTCGGAGGTGACGGAGTGCACCACAGCCCACCATCGAGTGGACGGATAAGCCTTCATGTGGTCAGGAAGGATGGGCGATGTCGGATTCTCCTCGAGGAACTTAGCGGCCGTTCCCTCGAACATCATACAGACGTCGAAGTCGAGGTTACACACTTCCTGAGAGATGTTGGATCCGGTGTTGATGGCGATCACGAAGTCCAGTCCGTTCTCACGTCGGATCGTGTCGATCAGATCCTTGTACCAAGGAATACGGTCCTTACGGGAATCCCACCCGTTGATGACCTCGTCGAGGAAGACGCCCTGAACCAGGTCACCATACCAATGCTTAGCCCTCTTCAGCTGCTCAAGAATGTACTCCTTGGTGAACTTGGCTGCGTTAGGAATACCTCGGTTATCCTCGGCATCTGGATTGATCGCGGCTCCATACTGGGTCTTGATATAGAACAGAAGTTTCTTTGCTCCTGCGCCAAGAGCTAACTCGCCCTGCTTCTGGAAGTCTACCTCCTGAGCCTCCCAGTCACCGCTGTTGCGGTTAAGGATGACGTATCCGAGGTTGTCCCGGAACTTCAGCGTCTGAGCCCACTTGGAGAACTGACCAGGCTTTCCATCCTGGTAGTAGTCAGGCCAGTAGTAGGTCACCGGAGAGTAGTACCGAGCACCATTCTTGAATGGGTTCGTCTGTCGGAGTGCGTCTTCGACGTCAGCCTTCTCGCCGTAGGTCTTAGCTGCCTCATCCTTGGTGAGATACCTATCGAGCTGAGGAGTAACTGCATCCTGACCGGCGGGACCACGCTCTCCTGCAGGTCCGGGAGGTCCTTGGGGTCCAGGCGGTCCGGCGGGACCAGCCGCGCCATTATCACCCTTGAGTCCTGGTTGCCCATTTGCTCCAGCAGGACCAGCGGGTCCAGGAGGACCTTGGATACCTTGATCACCCTTGGGTCCGGGAGGACCAGCGGGACCCCTAGGGCCTTCTGGTCCAGGAACCGGAGTTCCTCCAGCGCCACCACCGGCGGGTCCGGGTGGACCCTGAAGACCCCTAGGCCCTTCTGGTCCACGTTCGCCAGCATCTCCCTTAGGTCCGGGAGGGCCCTGTGGGCCGGTAGGACCGGCGGGTCCTCTAAGACCCTGATCGCCCTTTGGGCCAGGATTACCGGCATCGCCCTTAGGTCCAGGGGGACCAACTGGTCCTCGAGGTCCGACGGGACCAGGAGAACCAGCCCCGCCTCCACCACCTCCACCGCCGAACGGAAGCGGGGAGATCTCAGGTGTGGGGTCAGCGGACATGATGTCGACAGTTCCACCCTGAGTCAGAGCCACGTGCTTGACGATGTCAAATGTGGGGGAGTCAATGAAGATGGTGTGGGTCCAGGCGCCAGAGGGGGTTACTCCAGCGCCCGGAGCCAGCACCTCGATATTGACAGCGCCAGCCTGGTCTGTCCGAACCATGTGCTCGCGCATCGAGACTACGGAACCGTCGACGGTAGCCGTAGCGCCCTTCACGTCAGGAACGATTCGGACAAGAGCCCGACCATTCTCTCCTTCAGGAATAGTTCCCGTTAAAGTACAGTATGGCGCTGCCATTTTGAGCCTCCTACGGCTGTTCGGCCCTGTCGAGCAGGGCGTTCACCTTGGTGTTTGTCTCAGCACCGTAGACGCCATCGACCTCAGCGCCGACGGCTGCCTGAACGGCCTCAACAGTCGCGTCGTGAGCCTCCTCAGAGGCGTCGCCCCAGATTCCGTCCTGCTCAGTGCCGACCACGGACTGCGTAAATGCCACACCAAAGGGGAAGGTCTTTCCGCCCCACTCAGAAGCCGCGGCAAGAGCGTAGCAACGGGACCGAGTATTCGGACCGGCGACATTGTCGGGAGTGGCTCGGACGGCGCGCTGTAGAGCACGGATGTCGGCGGGACCAGCAGGAGCAGTATTACTGGGGGAATCAGTATACGCAGGACGGATCACATAAGCGATCGACTGATTGCGGACACGCCGCCAAACACCGTTCCCAGCAGACTGAGAACCATAGCTGCCAGACGAGGTGTTCCCCTCGATCGTCTGGAGCGTGCCGCCGCCGAGGTTCTTCTCGACGAAGCCCACGTGGTCCGTGCCGCCGCCATCCCAGTTGTAGATGATGACATCGCCCGGCTGGGCGTCGTAAACCGATACGAAGTAAGCGTCAGGGTGCTGGCGGACCTTGTTGACGGTGTAGTCAGTGTTAAAGGAGAATCCTCCAATAGCGTCAATCTGCCCGCACTCGTCCAGACACATGCTGACGAAGAGCATGCACCACCAAACAGAGTCGGACGGTCCAGCAAGCCACTGCTGACCAGTTCGAGCTGCCCAGTATCGGCCAGCTTCGGATCCGGGTTGAGGGTCGTCCGGTGCATAGTAACCAATCCTCGCTGCGGCGCGAGCGAGTACCTGATCTGCGACGCTCACTTCATCACCTCAGTAGTCTGGGACACATGAATGTCCTTGTCTTCCATGGGATCAGTGCCGATGTGGGCCTGCGGAGCAAGCGCCTCTTCGGGAATGTCTTCGTGACTGATCATCGTTATCCCTTCGAGCCAAGCTTAGCTCGCCTGGCCCTGTTGAGTTCCCTGTTCCGTTCCATAATCTCGGACTGGGACATCTTCTTATCGGGCTGGTTCTTTTGGTTACAAACCCGAATGAGTGTGAGTAGTCGGTTGATGTGCCAGTTCTCGCACTCGAAGGGGATCTGGCAAGCAATCATCCAGTAGTAGATGAGTTCGGAGGATGTATACTCACCAGATCCAGACTCTCCACCCGTCTCTCGGATGGTAGTTGCGGTCATCGTGTCTGCCATATAGGCGCTAATGCGATCAACCTCAGATGGGGGGATCCTATCCAGGAGCGACGGGTCGTATTCTTCATCGGTGATCATACACTTTATGTAGAGGGCCATCTCCTCCGGTGTGACTTTGTCGTTACCAATGAGGTGCTTATGGGTAATTGACTCCCATTTTGACAGCGCGACCAGGTTGTGCTCCAGGTGCAGGACTCCGCCAGGCATGGAGACAAACGAACCTGTCTCCTCGTTGAACCCGTCGAGATCCGGGATAGAAACTATAAGCATTGCAGGCACCGAGGGCCCAGGAGTCTAGGTCTCTGAGCCCCCGGTGAGTTTTATCAGCCTGCGAAGTGAGCCTTGATCTCGTCCGGCAGGAGGAGCTTGGGCTCGGTGGCCTGACCAGCGTCGGAGCCGAACAGCTTGGCCTCGAGGGTCTTCAGCTTGGTGGCGTCAACGTCGAGAGACGAGATGGTCAGCAGCGAGGTGGGCTTAGCGCCAGTCACCGTGACAGGGGTGGTGGACAGCTCCCAAGAGAAGGAGATCGCCTCGGGAGAGTCGTTTACGGTCTTGTACCCCTTCTCGGAAGGAGAGGCCTTGCAGCCGTACAGGACGTGGAGCTTGTAACCCTTGTCCTGACCAGCCACGTCGTCACCGATCTTGGTACGGTAGACGAGACCGAAGGCGAGTCGGTCCTGCTGACCGATCTTGACACCATTCGTCAGAGTGGCAGAGCCATCGCACTGCTCGAACTCATCGGGGTAGGTGTAGGCCTCGATAGTGGCCTTCAGCTTCTCGGCCGAGAGCATCGAGAGGTACAGAATGTTGTCGGCGTAGAGGTCAGTAGCCTCAGCGCCCTCAGGCTTCTCGGAGATGGCAGTGATACCATTCCAAGCAACGCCCTTGCCGTATGTCTTCTGGGCCGGGTTGTACACATAGAGTGCGCAGTGGTCGACACCAGTCTCAATACGTCGCTCACCAGTCTTGTCCCAGACAAGTGCAGCCATGTTAACTCCTAATAGTAGACGTCGAAGATGTCGTGATAGAGGTTATCCGCTACGAGTCGAGACTCATGGCGGCTGAACAAAAGGTCCTCGATCTTCGTTCGTGTCGGGTCCTCGGGATGACGGGCAATCAGAGTAACCTGGAACCTGTTTGCTTTGATATACTTGATGTTGTCCGCGTACATCGGATCACCCGGATGCCGCTCGTATACGATGCACGGATACGAGAGCTTCAGTGACGGGAGTGGTTGGTAATAGACCTTGTCCGACCCGAGGATCTCTACCAGCTTCTCATGGAGAGTTAGCCGTCGGTCCATTATACACCCCCGTCAACTCGAGAACCAGACGGGGGAACTTCAGTTCCACATAGGAGATTTTCCAAAGTCCCCCCATCCAGCGTACGTACTTGAGGTTCTGGATGTTATCCGTTAAGAACCCGTCAGCGATAATGCTGATCTGATTGCTTAGGTTGATACTCCCCAGAACCTCATCGCTGGCACCAAAGCGGCGTGCTTCACGAAACACATCGCCATAGTACTGCTTCTCGATTGGTTTGTCTTCCCAAATTCCCGGCTCGGTCTGGACCTGAGTTACAAATCCTATCTCGCCGAAGAATTTGGCCATCTATCACGGCTCCGCGACGACGTTGCCAGCCTCGGTCTTCCGCTCAACGATGATGGCCGACTTCGGGTGAGTCAGCGCACCGGAGAGGCGGGTCTCCAGCAGGTAGTGGTACTGGTTGAAGCTGATGTCGAAGTCCTCAGCAGCGAAGAGCTGACCACCCTTGTCCGCACCGATGGTGTAATCGGACATGTTGACAATGATACCGAGGGCGTCGACAACTCCGTTCTTAGCGGAGGTGCGCTGCAGGCCCTTCATCAGCGGGACCTTGACGATCTTCGAGACGCCGACGTAGTCGGCAAGCTCGGAGACACTGCGGAACAGACGGTGACCCATCTTGTCCTTGAGCAGCAGGATCTCGGTGACCATGTGCGGCTCGGCGAACCAGGTGGGGTTGCCAGCGCCGTCGTAGTCGTCCATGGCGCGGACGATGGAGTCCAGGACGTCCTCGGTGGTGGTCTCCTTGGCCAGGACGACGCGAGGAGCGTAGAGGCTGTCCTCCTTGTAGATCGGACGGATGCAGTCCTCCTTGATCTTGTCCTTGGAGGAAGCCTGACGACCATCGCCGATGAGGACAGCCCGACCGAGCTCCTCCTCCAGCATGATCTTCATCTCACCGCGGATGTATGAGACGACATCGAAGTCTGTGATGTCCAGGATGTCATCACGGTCAAGACGCTGCTTCTTGTAGATGGTGGTCGGCGAGGTGACACGCTGCAGAAGCGTGAAGACCTCGTCTTCCTTCTTATTACCCTTGATGTAACCCCGGGCACGCGCCTCGTCGGCCGTGATGTCGGCAAAGCGGGTGCGAATGCGGGAGAAGGGCGAGTGCTTGGCAGCGCCGACGACAGAGTTGACCCAATCAGTCTTGCGCTTGATGAACTCCGGCTGGTTCCACAGATCCTTGGCCTCGGGGAAGAGGGTCTCGATCTGCTTGATGCCGTAAGCGTCGGCGTGAGCCAGGATGGCCTGCTTCAGGGAGCCGCTTGAGCGAGCGTCCTCGAAGATGGTCTCGACCTGGGCGTGGGTCAGGACGGGGAGCTCCTCGGTGGTAGCGGAGCCCTCAAACACGTTCTTGTGAGCCATAGTATCCTCAGTTGTGTCGGAATGGGCGGTGTCCTCCGCCTCTTCATCTACGGAATCGACGAGCTGGCCAACGATGGCGTATACCGCCGTCTTCTGCTCCTCGGTCATTCCATCGAAGATCTCCCCGAGAGTGGGGTCGTCCTCGTCGCCCTCAGCCTCATCAGCCTCCGGCTCCTCCTCGGCGTGCTTGACGTCATCCGTCTCCTCCACCTCGAAGTCCTCATCCTCGTCCTCGACGTCATCACCGTGAGAGACGAAGTCCAGCTGAGCATCCGTGTAGATGACAGCCTCGATCTCATCGCCGTCGTCGCCATGCTCGATGGAGACCTGGTCGATGAGGGCGCCGGGGTTGGCGCCGCGGAGCACCAGGCTCACCTCGACGAGCTCGCCGTGGACAACGTCGTTGCCCCGAGCCCGAACGTGAGTGGCATAGATGCTCATAGCCTTGATGTCGCCGTTCTTGACCATCTCTCGAGCGGTCCGGCCACGATCGGTGTTGTTGAGGTGGGCGTAGGCGTAGACGCCATCCTCACGAACCTCAAGGTCGGCATGCCCGAGGACGTTCTCGACGTCGCCGTGCTTGTGCTGCCAGACCAGAGGTACAGTCTTCCCATCGTACGCCGCGAATGCCCCGTGTCGGATGACCTTGTTATCCGAGCACCGAACATCGTTCTTCGTGGCGTAGCCAGAGAAATCGCACTTAACTGCCATTTTGACTACTCTCCATCAGTTCGGAAATTGGTACCTCCGATGCAGGGACTTCGTCGACCGGCTCTTCGCCAGGCGGCTGTTCCTCGCCCATCGGATTGATGTTGGAGTTCACCAACTGGTTTGCCGTTTCGTCTTCGGACTGGGCCCAGCCGAACTTCGGTCGAAGCTCATTAGCGGTACCAATCTCGTTGCGCTTAACGGAGTCGACCAGCTTGGACATCTCCTCCAGCGGGACGTTGAGGAACGGATCCTCGATCGCCATGATCCGCTGACGCTGCGTTCGGGCAGTCTTGGTGAGGAACGTCCTGGTGATGGCATCCGTGATCGCCTTCAGAACTGGACGAACCGTTCGGTTCTGGTAGTTCAGCATCTGACGAGCATCAGCCTTACCGGTGAATACATCCTCAGTCATACCAAGCTGGTTGTACAGCTGGGTGGTGAGCCACTGAATCTGGCTCATGAGGTTGTTCTCGGAAGGTCGGTTCAGCTGGGTGATTCGCTCCGCACCATCGGTGTAAGCGATACCGTACTGCGACCCAGCGAGCTGTTCCTCAATCGCCTTTCGACGTGCCTCAGCCTGCTGCTTCTTCAGCTCAGTCTTGACGACATACGGAAGCTGAATGATGATGTCTAGCTTACCAGATCCGGACTGCTTGTCAATAGCGTCCAACAGGTGAAGCTTCTGCGTCAGTCGCTGCAGCGTCGAGTTCGGAGCATTCATCACACTGTACAGAGGATTCTGTACAACCGCAACAAACTCCTTCTCGAGAGTCAGCTGTTCTCGCTGTCCAGTCTGATCGTTGTAGACCTCAACTCGAACGTGGCGAGGATACCAGTTCAGGATTGTACCGACTCGCATAGATTTGATGTCATAGCCCTGAGTCAAATCTGGGCTGACATCTGTATCTACTGGAACGATCGCTACGGCGCCCTCTTCGAAGAGCGTGAGTACCAAATCCTGGAAGAATCCCTGACCGGTCTGGTCGATGTTGGCGCTCAGAGACAGACAGTCATCAAGGTAACTACGGTAGTAGCTCTTGAGGTTGCCATTATCGTCAGTCTTGACGTGTCGGATAGGAACATTCGATACGTCGATAGCAATCTGGTTATAGATGCTCGTGACGATTGTCTGGTCGCCAACGACAGGCCGGTAATTCAGGTTCGGATTACCAAATGTCCACGAACCATACTCCGGTGTGAAGTTCTTCTTATCCGGGGATTTTGAAAACGCATTCCATGCGTGAGCTAGTCGATCACTAAGACCCATTTCACCTCCTTGCTCATTCGAATGCCTCCTTGTTGATCTTGTATGCCACGAAGGCATCCATCAGAGCAGCTACTGAGTCAATCTTCTCTTCCGAGCGTTTCTTCAGCAGCTTTCGGTTTCCGTTGGTATCCTCGAGAGTAACGCAGTTCCCCATAGTAAAAGACATGAGTTCCTGGTCGAAGATGAGAAGGCGCTCCGAGGCCAACTTCTTCAGCTCCCCTAGGGGGACCGACTCTGTTCTAGCACCCTGAATAACCTTCTCGATACCATACGGGCCGTTCTCCTGCTCCCACCGAGTTACGAACTCCTTGGCGTTGTACGGGTCGAACCCAAACGCCGAGACGTCGTACTTCTGTTCATCGATGTACTGGTCTAGATCTTCGTAGACCTCCATCATGTCCAGGACGGTACCCTCCATGACTCGGAGGCTTCCTTCTTGGATGAACTCGTCATACTTCTGGCGTAGGGCACCCGGCAACTTCATGAGCGTCAGCTCAGAGATGTATGCCAGCGTCTTTACGCCGAAAGCCTGATTCCGGAGTGGGAAAAGGAAGGTGAATGCACAGAAGTCATCACCCTGGGACAAGTCGGCGCCCATAGCGCACTGCATGTTCCAGAAGGTGTTCTTCCTGTGCAGAATTGTCTCCTCGTAGGTGAAGAAGTACGTGTATCCCTCCATGGGGATTCCGAACCTCTTGGCGAGGATGTCGTTTCGAGCAGCTGGGGCTTGTTCCATTCGCTCGACGTCCTGCTGGTACCGATCATAAGAGACAGTGATGCCGATGTTCGGCTGGGCTTTCACCCACATAGCAGGATCCGCTACTTCCTTGATGTCGTCAAGGCGGTAGTAGAAGATTGAGATATGAGGGGCGATGTATTCGCCCTTCAGTATTTTGAGCAACTCCATCTTCATGGTGTCGCCCACCGCATTGCGGATGGTTCCCTCGGATGAGACGGCCAGAATGACCGGGTCGTCGATCTTTGAGGCACCCTGTTCGAGTGCACCGACGACGTCCTCTCGAATGTCGCCGGAAAGCCACTCATCCACAGTACAAACCTTGGGTCGAAGGCCCTGAAGCTTGTCGATGGACATAGGACGAACCTCGAGAAGGGATCCTGTGAGGAAGTTCTCCACACCTTTCTTTGTAGCAACCAGCTTCTGGCGATTAGCCCTCGCACCAGTTGTATTTTGAATGGATCCCTCAGTCAGGAACTTGTACAGCGGACCTCTGGCTCTGGTGATTGCGGTCCGGAATGGACCCATCACCTCTTCAGCCTGCTTCATGGTCGGAGCCGTAGCGATCTGATGCGTCGTCGTAGTGTCAATCACCATGAAATAATTCTGGATTAGTGACATATACATCGACTTCGCTGCTCCACGAGCAACGATCAGATACTGCTTGATTGTTAGGCGCTTCTTTACTGTTTTGGTCTCGTATCGACCGCCGACTCCGTCCTCGTATGGGACGAAGACCTGACGATCCTCGAAATAGTACCAGCCAAGGAGCTGTTCGGCCCAGAGCTTGAAGCTGTCGAGCAGATGGAGGTCGGCTCCGTCGGACAGCGTGAGCTCGTTCTCGCAGTAAGCGATGAAGCCCTCTACCGCCTTGTCGTCGTAGTAGTATTCCGGGTTTGCGATGAGAGCGTCGATGCGATTCATCTCACATGAGATTTCTTCGCATACCGGAATCTCGCCTCGGACGACTGCGTCTCGAAACTGCCCGTAGTATTTTGGTACTGCGGTGTTCGAGAGCATTACTTCAGCGGGCTCCCCGGATTACGAGGACGACGCTTAGGCTTGGGTGTTGGCTTCGTCTGCTTGAATGATTTTGGCTTCTCAATCTGCTTAGGAGTCTTAGCCTTCTTAAGAGCCGGACCGCCGACAGATCGAACTTCGCTCTTCGCTTCCTCGGCGACTACCGATGCGGCCTCTGCGGCTTCCTTTGCCTTCTCAGCAGCCTTCTTAAGCGTCTCCGCGGTAGACTTACCAGTCTTACCCGGATCAAACGACTTATCAAAGGCGGTCTTCATAGCCTTGGTCGCCGCGTAGGTACCAGCCTTAGTCAGAGAGTTCTCGAGGATCGACCGAGTGACCTCACGACCTCGAACCAGGTGGCGATCGGCCTTGAGCTCCCGATAGCGTTTCTCTTGCTCCAGCCGCTTAATTCGGGACTGAAGCTCGGAGTCGCTGATCTTCTTGTATCCGCGGTTTGCGAACTTCTTTCGGGCCTTAGCGTCGGCCTTTGCCTGCTTCTTTCCGGCAACTCGCTGGTCATGGGCTTGTTTGGCCTTCTGTACCTTAGCTGCCCCAGTTCGAGCAGTCTTGATAGTCGTCTTGGTGGCGTTTGCCGTGAATCGGCCGCTCTTCTGGATAGCCTTGATGGTGGCCTTCCGACCAGCGCTAGCCTTCTTGCGGATGACGCCCCATTTCTGGCCCTTTACTCCGTGGTGGACGAGGTCTTCTACCTCTGCTTCCCCTCGGTCTGATAGATCAGTCGCCATGCTGCCTCCTCGATCAGCTTCTGGTATGCCGATACCAAGAAGGAGTTCCCCGGTGGGTCGAAGAACAGCTTAACCTTCATGGCGATATAAGATTTGATTGCCGCTTCGTCGTCGATTGAATCGAAGACAGTCCAAGCGGTATCTTTCTCAATCGGGGTATCGCATTTTGGCCCCAATTGTGCGAGATCCATCCGTGCAGTGTTGATATGCATGAGGATCTGGTCATCGAAGACATCATATCCCGGCATAATGCCGATTGCCTTCTTAGTGTCTTCAAGAATGGTTCCCATTAGATCCTCCAGGGAGCTTGATCATTCGGTCGACGCTCAACAACTCGTGGTGTCAACCTCGATCGGTCTCCGAAGTGTATCGCGTTGTGGGTATTCTTGGTTGTGGTAATGAGAAACTCTGGCTCGAGGATGTCTGGATTGAATTCCTCGAGATCTTTGGGTTGAATCGGATTCATGTGGTGGATTAGCGGCATGTATCTAATGTCAAGCCCCTCGATCCCGAGGTCGCAGGCTTCATCTCGAGCCAGAACAAAGTTCCTGACCTTCTTCCACTCCGTCGAGGTGTAGAATCGTTGGTTCAGGTAACGATCGAAGCCAAACGTGGCTGTACCGACTTGCCCGGTGAGAGCCAGGTAGTCAAACCGCTCCTCAAAGGTCTCGAGGCGCGCCAGTTCAGTATACGTTCGTAACATCTCCCGCTCCAGAGTATGTACGGAATGCTTCGATGGCTTCTTTGGCAATCTTCTCGGCTTGCTCAGCGCTGACAAGCGCCGTCTTCTTCGCCTCGAGGAGTGCTGTTTCATTCCTCAGCTTCTCTACCTCCAGCTGTTCTCTTGTGGAGGCGAGCTTGAGATAGTGATTCACCGTGGTTGCCGGTGCTGTACCCTCTCGAAGCTGCTTCTCAGCAAGTTCAAGCGCCAAGTTGATCATTTGCGCTTCGCGTTGCTCTACAGTTCGAGCTGGTTTAGAGGGTGTTGCGGCCCTTTTACCCATAGTTGCTCCTTAGATAGAGGGCGTTTGGGGCCAATTATGGGCTAGATTCTAGGGCCCGTTGTGAGCGAGACCAGCAGGAAGAAAGGAGCACACGAGAAACTTCCTGTGGGCCCTAGAACCTAGTCCCCAATTGGCTTTCCAAATATCCCTCCGGGGAAAATATGGAGGGGGCGGCGATGAGGGTGGGGGGCTCAAATTGCGAACCCCCCTCCCCCGGTGTCGTCGAAGAAATTTTATTTTTCAATCATCGATCTCGAAAGTTTGATAGAAATTTGTTCCATCAAGATTGAGAATTCGATCAATTGCATTTTCAATTTCTTCGATTTCAAGTTCTTCACTTAACGAATCGCTTGATGTGCACAGCCTGGCCAGGAGGCCACAGGTACCGTAGCCGTGGGCAGTGTCAAAAGCAAACCATTCGTCCCATGAAGTTCTTGGATCGTAAGGATTGTCCACTGTGGACAGCATCCTAGCCATAGTAGACCTCCTCAGAGAGGCCCTGTGAGAGGGTGTGTACCATGGTGTGGTCAGCCCTCCTCTAGAGCACGGTGAACAGATGTTGTTGAGATTCCCAAAGCTTCAGCAATCTCAGCAGCAGTCTTACCTCTGCTACTCATAGCCTTAGCCCTAGACACCATGCTGGACGATACCTTAGGCTGCGACCTAGGTGTAGCCAGTTCCCTTACTACTGATTCATCAGCAAGTTCAAGAACCTTGTTAAGAGCAGCCTGTGAGACAGCACCTTCCTGGATAGCCTGCCACTCTCGAGGAGTGATAGCGAAAGGCTTCTTACCAGCCCCCGTTCTTGAACGGGCCTCGGCTAAAGCCTGGCGCCGGGCTTTCTGGAGACGCTCTTTATCATTGGCAAGAGTAGGATCAGCCTGCTTCTTAGCCCTAATGACCGCATCTGCCAGGACCTGTGCCTGTCTTTCCCTGGGTTTATTCCGAAGGGCCTCGTTTACTTTGGCCTTGAGGGACTTAACCTCAGGGGCGTATGTCTTGGAGGCCTGGGGGTTCTTTCGAACAGAGGGAATAGCAAGCGTAGCCTTACGGGCTTCGTTAGCCATAGCCTTCAGTTCGTTAGAGTGATTGGCATAGACCGTTTCGATAGCACTCCCGTTCTTAGAAACGAGGGAGTATGCATCATGGGTCTCGGCCAACTTAGTAGACTTCTCAGTACGAAGCACAGTCTTACCATGCTTGTCTACATAGGTCGCCCCAGTCTCTTCATAGACCTTGCGTCCAGTCTTCTTATCGATAGGCCCACCCTTTGAAGCGGACCGGGCTTTTCTTTCAGCAACACGCTTCTCGGAAGAAGCACGACTGATAAGAGTAGAAGCCCCAGCATTTGCCTTGCCCTGGTATTTCTTCTTGAGGGCGGCAATACCATTATCGATCTCAGACTGCTTATAGTTGAGCTTGTGCTTCTCAGCATCAATCACAACCATGGAGTGTCGAACAGCCCGGGCAATCTCAGCCTGGTTGGCACCACCGATTGTCATGTCAGTGATCAGGTTTGAAACCTCGCCCATCTTCATCTGCTTCTGCTTAGAAGTCATGGGCTTCATTCCAGGGTATGCCGGATACATAGCCTTGGGGTCGAAGTCCTTCAGCCCCTTAAGAGCTGGGGAAGTCTTGACCTTTCCACTATTGTTCGGAATACACAGAACAGAGTCTCCGTCGAAGTCAGCACCTGACAGTCGTTCCGCAACCTTGGGGTGAATCCCGATTGCATCCTTAACCTTAGTCCCTATTGCTTTTCTGGCATGGGGGTTTTTATTATTGACTGTCAGTTCAGGGATCTCGAATCGTCCACCGTGAGGGTGACGAACAAGAACGACCTTCTCCCCATGTTTGAAGTTGGGGGCATAAACCTCCGTAGTCTTCATCTTGGGGACGGGAAGGATTACCTGACTGGCCTGTCGAGGAAGAGCAGCGGCCTTAAGATCCACAGCGTCAGAATCCACTGAGTCTGCAAAAGACTGAAGCAGCTTCTTCTTAACGGAGGGATTTGTCAGAGCCATGATCTCTTCGAACTCGGCACGTCGCTTGTCCCGAACCTTCTGCAGCTGCTGCTTGGCAAGAGAGACGGGCTGCTTCGAGAGGAACTGGGAGCTCAAGGTCTTAGACCAGTCACCCCATGTTCCTTCGTCGTTGACGATGTTCATTGCCGACAGCTTCTTCTTGCCGTGGGCATCAGTGTAGTGAAGCTGCTTGCGAATCACCGAACCGAATGGGTTCGAAGGATCTCCAGTCTGCTTCTTGAGGGCGTCAAGCTTGTTGCCAGTGGGGTTCTTGTTGGTGTTGAACCGGAGATCATAACCCTTAGGGATGTCATCCGAGTACATCGCCATACCCTTGAGGTAGTGCGTGCCATCAACAGAGATACGAACCTGGGCATAGTTTGAGCCACCGAGGGAGAGGTCTTTGACTCCTCGTCGAACCTCAATAACGCCGTCCATATCGGTACCACCCTCGTTTCCATAGCGAACCTTCAGTCGCTTGCTGGAAACTGCAGTGGGCTTCTCGATACCGTACACGGTACGACCCCGGTCCTCAATATTGACACCGGGGGCCTTAATTTCGCCCCGCTTGGCCAGAACCGTCTTGTAGTCCATGCCTGGAGGCACCAGGACCTTCATTTCGGTGAATTTGCCAGTCGTCTGCTGCTGGACCTTCACCTTGTGGACGTGATAGCCCTCTGCCTCAAGCATGGCGGTTGCGGTCTTCATCTTGGTGCTCGTAACACCCATGTTGACCTCAACACCGAGTCCGACGTCGAGAAGACCGTCCTTACCGACCTGCTTCTTGAGTTCCTTGGCCAGAGCTTCAGTACTCCCCGCCCTTTCTTTGAGGGTGGGGTCTAAAAGCGCTCGAACGGAGGACTCGTTGATGCCCATACGGCGACCAATGGCCGTGTTAGACATCCCCTTCTCCTTGAGCCGGGCAACCATTGCAACGTCAGCCTTACGCTTCTCGTTCTTAGCAATGGACTTCTGGGCTCGAAGCTGGGTGGTGGTCATTCCAAGGCCCTTGGCGATCTCGGTCTCAGAGAGACCCTTCGCCTTGAGGTCCTTGATGGTGGAAAGCAGGTCACCAGAGTGCTGGTGCGGGTCCTGACCAGAACCCCAAGGATAGCGCCCGGAACGGCGCTTAACACCATAGTGGGCGAGATCCATTAGGCCTCCTCTTCCTTGATCTTCTCGATCAGCTTATCAAACTGGATGATGGTGTCCATGATTCGGGCAATATCCTCGCCCTCAGGGTTTGCTACCTGAATATCATCATTCTGGTAGATACGGAGCTCATAGTTAATGGCTCCAGGACGCTCATCATACTCGAGGCAGAAGAGCGCGGCGTAGATCATGAGTTGATCAATCTTGGCGGGGTGAACGCCGGTCTTCAGATCGTGGATGCGAAGCAGGCCCTTGTCAAAGGAGATAGCGTCAGCAGTGCCAAAGCAGTTGATCGAGTAAAACAGGACTTGCTCCGGGACCATCCGAAACCCAATAGCATCGTTAACATAGTTATTGAACGTCACCTTGTTTCGGGGCATGCGCATCTTCAGACGAATGTGCTCAGCGGCGAGCTCGTGAAGACGGGTACCTTTTGCTGCGGCCTGGGAAGTCCGGAAGGACTCGATCAGTTTGTCTGGAGAGTAGTTGAGCCAGTGATACTTACTGGCGGAAAGGAATGCGTGGGCCCCACTAAGCTGTGAGTGATTGTTGAACTTCACTGAGGATCTCGCTCTCGTTCTCAGGGTAGATGAATGCAGCATACGACATCGCATGCATTGTCCGAACATAGTGTGCCTGGTTCGGACGGACTGAGGCAATGGCGCCTCGCTTCACCTCAAGGGCCGCCCAACGATTCTTGTAGAGAAGAATCAGATCGGGGATGCCTTGAATGTAGTTGGGGTCATTTTTCAGAATGATGATCCCCGGCAGCATCTTGTTCAGCTTTTTGATGAGGTGCGCTTGGAATTGTGACTCACGCATGGTGTGCTCCTCTGGGTAAGCCTATAAGAAGGGATAGGCTTGTTTCTATCCTTCTTATCATTATATGCGTAGTTTGCGACAAGGGGTGTCACACGTATTGTAGAGGGGGTATTCTTGGAATGGGTGGGGTTTTGTTACGGATGTGACTAATGTGAAATTTCGATCGATAAACATCATCAAACATCATCAAACCGCCCCAAACTAGTGGGGTGGTCAAAATGGCCAGGATTTTCTATACTCTATATAATATAAAAAAATCAATCAATCAATCAATTAATAAATTTCACAAAAAATGGCCACTTCCGACTTTTCGTTGCAATTCCAAGGAAAAGTCCACAATACGTGTGACACCAAGTGGCCACTTTTTTGGCCACAATACGTGTGACGAGTAACATCAGTAACACCCGTAACACGAAAAAGTGGCCACATGGTCAAAAAAATGGCCACTTAGTGGCCACTTGGTACCCCGTCACACGTATTCTAACCGACAAATGCCCTCTCGTTGAACACCTTCTTCGAGCTCAGCGACCGCCGAACAGCCTCATCTATCGAGGAATGAGACTCAAGAAAGTAGTACTTCAACCGAGAATACGGCGTGTTCAATCGGTCGATCCGACCCTCACACTGCTCCGTCACTCGCCAGGAATAGTTGAGGGACCAGAAGAGAACCGTATCGGTACTAGTACAGTTCCATCCCTCTGCTGCCGAGGTGTACTGACAGATATAGATCCATCGGTCTCCTCCTGGAATAGCATCGTGCCGATGTCCATTCCATTGCGCTGTAGGCACTCCAAGGCTCTCCGCAACTGCAAGGATTCGATCGAGTTCATAGTTGTAGTTGTAGAATACGATAACTCTCTCATTGCTTGAGAGTATGCGCTTGGCCTCGTCTGAACGCCAGTCATTATCACTGACCACCTTTCTCAAGATTCTGCAGACCCCACCTGCGTCTCTAAGGGGTTCTTCTGTCCAGGGATCCATCCTGTTCTTCACGACCCACTTATACAAGTCACGGTCGTAGTCGCAGTAGACAGTCTCCCTCTCACGAGTAGTGTGTCGCTCCACCGGCATCTCCACAAGGATACTCCGACGCAAGCGTTGCAGCTTCGCCTCCCCTATGTATCGTTTGACCTTGGGGTATTTTGCGAAGCGGTCAAATATAACGTGATCCTCCATGAACTCCGTACGAGTCCTGAAGAATCCGTGAGCCATGAATACCGGGAGGTAGTCCATCCAGACATCTCCAGGAGTAGCTGAGAGCAGAAGCCAGGTGTTCTTACGAGTAATCTTCAAGAACTCCTTGACCCAGCGCCCACTGCCGGAAGCACGCTGCTCATCAAAAAAGAATACCGCGTGTTCTCGATCCGAGTACTTCCCGATGTTGTTCCACGAGTCCACCACGATGGATGAACCTGTGAAACTACATGCGGGATCTGTACTCAGACCGAGACGCGCAGCTTCCTCCTCCCACTCAAGGGAGTCCCGCTTCTTAGCGGTTGTGATGACATACAGCGTAGGGGAGCCCTTGACCTTCTTCTTAGCCAAGGACCCCCCTTTCTTGAACGAGGCGGCGTTACAAACCGACGTGAGGTACCACGCCAAGCTGGTCAGGGTCTTACCCGAACCAACGCCACCCGCCAAGATGCTGCCGTTCTGCAGTTGACGCACCGCCTGAATCTGCTCAGGACGATACGTAACTGTCATGATTAGTGTGTTCTCCTTTCGAGACAGGATCCGAAGATCCACTCATCGAATGCGGACTCGTATTCCTTGAGTAAGAACCCAGCTCGACCTTCAGCGTACTCCTCCTTGCGGAACTCGGAGTTGGACTTCAGGTAGAGGTTCTTCACCTTGAGGTTCCGTCGATTTCCGTTCTTGTACTGGACGAAGTGGTATGGAGGGATCTCACCAACAAAGGCATTCCACACGAGAACACCCGCGGATCGCTTGAGTTGCTTCCTGCCACCAACCGGGTACATTCGGTACGACCAGGTCTGCTTGTCAAGTGAGGGGGACAGACAACGACCAGTCCTCTTGTTCCGAACCCTTCCCAAGTCCGAGACCTCGTACTTCTCAAAGGGGTGGGGGATTGTCTTCCACTGCTCAGTCGCCAAAGCGAACCTTTCTATCTGCCTCCGACTCAGTGCATGAGCCGAAGATGTAGTAGTCGAATTCAGAGACGGTCTCGTCGAAGATACGATCCTGCTCTGCGTTGTACTCGTCATACCAGGCCTGCCGGTACTCGGAGTAGGACACCAGCTTGAGGTTCTCAAGACTGCAGTTGGCCATATCACCATTCAAGTGAATGACATATCGCCGTGCCCCGGGCTCTCCATGGAATGCACGCCAGATAGTCACACCACAGCGAACCATGGTCTGCTTACCTGAGTCATCGCGATACAGGGAGAACCCGGGAGCTCCGTCTGAGCACTTCTGGATCCGAAGAACTCGCCCACTCGAGATATTCCGCACCCGACCGAGATCAGATGCCTCATACCTTGAGTAGGGGTGGGGTAAACTTCGCCAGCGCTCAGTCAATGTGCATTGCCTTGATGTGGTCCAGGAGGTACTTCTGCTCACCCGTCTCAGGATCCGTCTGGATACGGAGCTTGATGGCCGGGCGGTTGTAGTAGTACCGCTTGTTCTTCTCGTCGTCCTGGAAGACGAAGAAGAGAACTCCCTTAGCAATCTCCTGGACCCTGATCAGCTTCATAGGCACACCCGAGACAGTCACATCCAGAATGGCGTCGGCTCGGAGAGTCTGCTTGATCTCCTCGAGGTCCTTGATCTCCTGAGTCGGGTCGTCAAGGGACCAGGAACCCGAGATGGGATTGTAGAGGAACTTCTGAGTCAGAGACATTCGAATCTCCTTCATGAAGTCGCTGTCCTGACGCTTAAGATAGAGTCCCCAGAATGATGAGCCATCTGCGTCCACGTCTAGCTTCAGCCCCATCACGTGCCAGAACTTGCTGTCGTGGTTAACGATAACCGGGTGCAGCTTCTGGAATGTCTGATCAAGCCAGATCTGGTCAAACTGCTCGAGGTTGATACGCTTAGTGCTTCCCATGTGAATCGCCTTCCATGCTTGCTGGGGTCGGTACTGAATGAATTCGTACTCCTCAATGTTCTTGAGGAGGATAGACTCTTGCGGATACGTATTGATGGTGAACAGGACCGCGTTTTCTGTGTCTACATCATAGAGTTTCCGATACTCGAGGATGCGTATCTCTCCCTCGGACGCCTTAAACTCCACATACGTAGCATTCCCAGACACATACGTGTCATGGATATGTGCGAGGAAGTCCTCCCCCTTGATAATACGAGGGGTCTTGTACCATCCGCCATCAGTGAGTTCCATCATGTCCTCCTCAGAAATAACGGATCGTGTCAGCGGCCCACTCGACATGCTCAAGAACCCAGTCGTAAGACTGGTGACCCTTCTCGTTCGTCATCGTGTGGCGAGTGAACTTGGACTTCTGAGCATCCGACATACGGAAGGTGTACCAATGTCCGGTATCTATCTCGGCGGTGATCCACAGATCGGTTGAGCCAGGAACCCGCATGAAGGACTTGACGTGGTACTGCTGGGACTCGTAGAAGAACGGGGCAGGCCTACCCTCACGAGCAGTCCAGTAGTCGTAGTACTCCTTGGCGTTGTAGGTCTTCCGCTCCTCAGCAAGGAACAGAACTGACCCATTGCTCATCAGGTCGCCGTTCTTAATACGCATCTTGGTGATGAGCCCCTCGGCATTGGTCATATACATGATCCACTGGTCATCGCAAGTGGGCTTGAACTCAGTGATGAAGAGGTCCTTGTTCCTGTAGATGAACGTGGGAAGCATAACCCCATCCGTCTCCTTGAGCTTGGCAAGATACTGCATACGAAGCTCGTAGATGTCGACGGGACCCTCGTCAACCTTGATAAGAGTGATCATTTGGTGTTCCTTTTAACACGTCGGGGGATATCGTACTCGTCGAGAAGGTAGTCCATGAATGCGAAGAGATCCTTCTCTATCTCATCCGCAAGCTCGCGATTCCTTACCTGAGACACGTCCACGATAAAACGATAGCTGTTGTTCGCAGTCCGCTTCTCAAGATGAACGGAACACCGTGGCGTACGACGACGCTCCGGGTTCTTGATGTAGTCGAGCACGATCTCTCGACCAGGCTTAAGATCCGGGTTAGGATATAGAGTCTCTCGAGGGGCCTTACCCTCAGCTCGATCTCGCTTCCGAGCCTCAGTAAGGGCCTTCCTCTCAAACGCCTCCGATTCCTTGACCGCCTTCAGAATATCATCAGCACTGACGACGAGTCGGCTAGCCACGTGTGTCCTTTCTATGAGTGGGAGGACCCCGGGGCCCTTTTAAAGACCCCGGGGTATAAAATCAGCCGCGCCGCATCTCCCTGATGAAGATCCAGATCAGCCAGAATCCTCCGGTCATCGAGACCATGAAGACGTCGAACAGGAAGTTGAAGAATCCGTAGCGTCGCATCAGGCAGCCACCTCCTCGTCGTACTTGGCGTCGAGCGGGTCCTCGGCGATCGTGACATACATCGTTCCCAAATATGCCTTCACACCGGAGTTCCCGTTGACCTCCCAGACATAGGGGTTGATCGTGAGATCCACGTTAAGGATCTCAACGTAGTCCAGGCTGTCCACCGTCTGCTCGGTAATGAACACCTTCCTCCGAGTCAGGTTCGGAATGCAGATGATCTTCGGAGGACGGGCCCGGTAGGACACCTCCACCTTGAGATAGTGAGTGAGTGCATCCGGATCATTTCGAGACTCCCGGGACTTCAGGTTCCAGCCATCTCGCTCAAGCTGCTCAACCATGTCCTCGGGGATCTCAACACAGAAGGTGCGCTTCGTTCCACCGGCGTAAGGGCCAGCGGCAGAGAAGTCCTTGAAGAAGATGCGGGCGTTCTCGATTGTGAGGTTGCTCAGTCGTGCCATTGTGTGCTCCTTAGAAGTCGGCGTGAATACGGAAGTCGGTGTGAACTCGAGAAGTGTCCCAGGATCCAATCTCCAGGACCTTACGGATGAACCCGGTGAGGTTCTTGCGCTGTCGGCACTTGAAGAGAATCGTCTTGATGCCGTTGGGGTAGGAGATCTCCCCGAAGACGCAATGCGGCTGGCGGTAGAAGCTGACCTCCACATCGTTCTCGAGGTCGAACTGCATCACACCCATGAGCGCGCTGGAGAAGGCAGGGGTGGCCTTGGACCGCTTGTCGATAAAGGGCTCCAGGTCCAGCCCCTCGAACTCACCCGCCTCCTCTCGAAGCTGGCCGTCGGGGGTGAAGAAATCGATGACACTCTTACTGTTCTGGCTCATGCGATCCACTCGTCCTTAAGGTCGATCTTGTCGTGCATGATCTGCCTGAGGAACTCACAGGCGATCTGGTACTCACGGTTGTTGTAAATATAGATGGGCTTGATGGTGATGTCCTCGTCGTGGAGGAACACACGCATCACGATGATCCGGTGGATGGGATCATAGGTGACTATAAAGCTGTCCCCGTTCTTGAGCTGGTACTCAATGATGTCGGGGGCGTTGCAGATGACGAGAATATCGTCAACGTCATTCTTCTCGCGATACTCCACTCCTCGACGGAATGCCTCGAAGCAGTCCTTGAGCTCGATGAACTCTGTGTCGATCCGAAGATGGGTATCGTGGGCGACAATCTTTCCTGGCATGTGTGCTCCTTTCAGAAAAGCCTATACCCCAAGTTAATGGGGTATAAGCGAGATCAGTCTTCGATCTCGATGTGGTCTCGAGCTTCGTTGACAGCCTTGACTGTCTCGTCGAACTGCAGCTCCACTTCGCGGGCAACGATTGCACTAGCAGCGATACCAGTGCCCACCGAACCGAACCAAAGCAGAATCTTAGCGATTCCATTTGCGTTCGAGACGATAGGCTTGGTCAGCTTGCTGGCAATCATACCAGCTCCAATGGAGGAGAGTCCGGAGATGATAATCTTGGCAACGGGCAGCATGAGTATTCCTTTCGAGTAGAGGGGTCTCATATTACCCTTAGTTTCTGACGCGGACCCCCGGGCCCTTTTACAGACCCGGGGGCTTTTGTCAGACTACGTCAAGCACTTCACCTCCTCATAGTAAAGCCGAGAAATGGTCTTCCTGCTCGAGCCAGGCATAAAGACCAGCTCGTTCAGGCCGTCATGGGTAAACATGTACGCAGTCCAGTGTACCCAATTGAAACACAGGATCTTGCTGTCTCGGGGACAAGCGATTCGACAGTACCCCAGATCATCCTTGAGGATGCGGGCATTCCAATACTTATTGACTCGCCCGTCCTGAGAATATACAGTCACTGTGAAGTGCTTGACGTTGACCCCGTAGATGATCGGGTCGTCGAGAACCGGATCCCGGTCATTCTCGATCGAGTGCTCTTTGTACGGACCCCACTGGTTCTCGTACTCAGCCATCATTGTCTCCGTTCCAGATATACGACTCAAGCTCCAAGGGTGAAGGCCTCGAAGTCACCGAATTCTCCCACCGCAGCCTTTGCAGCGTCAGCAAGACCTTCGAAGTAACTCCAGTCGACCCACTCCTTCCAGTCGTCTTCGTGGGCTTCCTTGAAGGACTCGAACTGTACCCACCGGTGACCGGTACTGCCTGATGCGGCATGGTAGTTACCATCTTTCTCGCGGAGAAGGATCCCGCCTCCACGGTTTACGGGGACGAAGGCGCCGGTCTTACCGACGAACTCCATCTCTGGCTTCTCTTCTGTGCCATTGTTGAGATACAGAGCAGTGGTAACGCTCTTGGTCTCCGCCACGTCTCGAATATCCAGCTCCTCCTTCGAGAAGAGCTCCTTGAAGACGTAGGGGTGCTGGAACTGGGCACCGGTGGCGCTCCACTTTCCATCCTCGTAGTCGACATATACGGCCTTGTTCACGAGACACATACGATCGTAAGTAGCCTCGTGCTCGAAGGTGTATCCGTACTTCTTGCCGAACTCCATGACCTTCTCGATGATCTCGGGAGTAGCCCGCGGGATCTTGATCGAGTCGGTCTTGATGTGTGCGACGTCGAAACCCTGTTCCTGGACAAAGTGCTTCAGATCCACCATGAACAGAGCGCCGCGCTTGGCGACAATGTTGTCCACATTGCGGGGGTCCTTGAAGGCGTTGGGGAACTTTGCCGCAGTGAGACCGTACACCGAGTTGATAACGATCTTGAGAGCAAAGGCCAGTGCCTCATAGTCCACACCCTCCTCAAGGAACGGCTTGAGAGCTCCGTCTAGGAGAGACCCTGCGAGCTTGTCGTCGTGGTGCTTGATGGCGACTCGGGCCTGCTTGATCTCGCTGAAACGCTGAGTGTATCGGTCTCCGAAGAGGTTGAGACACTCGATTGAAGTGGGATGCATGCTCGCAACGTCGAGAAGTGCGACGTCGACGTAGATTCCTGGCTCGGCGTAGACGTATCCGCCCTCACCGACCTCCTCCCCACGATAGGTAGACTTGCCGAAAGCGTATTGATAGCCAGGGAATTGCTCACTGAGATCGGTGTAAACGAATTCACTCTGTGGGTTCCTGTTCTTCCCGAAGATGATGAACTGACTGTGCTTGTTGGTCGTGTCATTAGGAGTCAGACCAGACAGTTCGGCAAGCATAAGACGGGCCTGCCAGTCCGCATGGAGGTGGTTAAAGACCTCCTCGGTTGCAATAACGTCATTATCACAGTAAGCCGCGACTTCCTCCCAACGATCCTCGGGAACGTTTTCGTCCCAAGGCAGCCCGAGCTCCTGATGGTGCAGACCAAGCTCGATCTCCCACTTCTTGAGAGACATCTTAGTGGCTGCGAAGTCGTACACATCAGTGTAGGACAGGTTGTATGCCTCGACAAACCCAGCAGTGACACTGTTCTCGATGATCCTCTTGCTCAAGTCGTATAGCTTGGCGTTTGTGAAGCCCAGCGTACGAGCGTAGAGAATATGGTTGTCATACTTACGGCAGTTGAAGCCGACAAGCCGCATCTCGCAGAGGGCCTCGATCTCTTCGGGGGTGGGGTTAATCATCCGATGCACAGTCGGATTACCCTTAACCTTCCAGTTCACGAGGAACAGGTTCGGGAACACCTCGCAGTCGAAGAAGACCAGCTCTCCAGTCGGAAATCCTATGGACTTCTCCTCAGGATCTTCGTTAGTGAACGGCATCTCCATGACAGCCTTGATGGCCGCCTCAGACTGATTCGTCGAGTTCATGGCGAACGCCAGAACCCGAGGCTTCAGGTCCTTGACGTCATACACCATCCCCTGTTCCTTGGCATCACGGAGGATTTTGGCAATGAAATCGACCGAGGGCTTGGTCGAGGGATGGATCTCCTTCCGAAGGTTGCGCTCAATAAGCTCCCTGACCTTCTTCTCGTTGGCCATGGTGGTCTTGTTGATCACTTTCTTCTCCTTAAACGGTAGACCTTCCGAAATATGAGCCACCGGGATGTTGTTGCAGTGGGTGACCTTTCTCCTCAGAGAGGAATCACCTGTGAAGACTTTGATCTCAATGTCTTCGTCATAGAGCCTCGCCAGTTCGGTAGGATCTCCGTCGTAGATGTAGTGAAGGTGAACTCCATTACCACCTTGACTGGTCTCGGCGTAGGTAGGGGGCCATTCTGAGGCGGCCTGAAGGTTTCGATTAAGGTCCTTCCGACCGTCCTGCTTGATATCAAAGTCGATGACGATGTGGTTCTCGGGGACTTTGACATAGTGGACCTCATGAGTGTCTATCTCACGAAGAGTGGTTCGAACGTTTGCCCATCGGAACTGCGGAGTCCCATGATCTCCTGCTCTTTGGGCTGGGCAGTCAGCGAGAATCCCATCGAGAAGGGATTCGGAAGAATCCAGGTCGAGCGAATATGGTTCCTCTGGAGAAGCTTCGAGTTCGGCAGGATCCAGTAGGTAATCTCTGAACCCGGAATATACATTGCGTAGTCGATCGCCCCCAAACTGTCGTCGCTCATCGAAGTGATCGAAATAGTCCTTGAGCTCTTCCCGGAACTGGTATCGGCTCTTCGTGTACGGGATATTGCTATCACTACAGTACTCCTTATATAGCTTGTACGCCATCGTGAGACTGATGAACTCCTCTGTCTTGAAGAGTAGGTAGTTCTCCTCGACAAAGTTATACATCACGTTCGTCTTCATCATCATGTCTTGGGGCTTATACGCGTCGTAGTAGTGCTTACCAAGACTCCGATAAACCCCAAGACAGTGATTAGCGATCTTACCAAGCTCGTCTCGGATCTGCGTCATCAACGTCTGATATTCATCAGCCCCCACTGTTTGTCCGGTGGGGGAGATATCAATCAGTCGTCGGATGATTCCTGACTTGGAGTCAGTTATCTTGACGGGCTTGTTGGTTCCGATGAAGAGGAGGGCGTTGATTCGCTTAGGGTAGCGCTTTACACCTTTCTCGTTGATCAAGATCGTCTCATGGGCCACCACGCTGTTAAGAAGACCATTAGTCTCGATACGAGAGAGGTCTCCGTCCTGATCGATGGCCACGAGCGAACTCTTACCAAGGGTACTGGTCGCGAACTGATCAGACTTGGATCCAAGAGATCCCGCATCAAACGTGGTTGTGTATCCTTGAAATAGAAGCTCCAGAATATTGAGAACTGTCGACTTACCAGATCCCGGGGGACCATATAAGACGGCAAACTTCTGAATCCTCTTAGAGTCTCCAGCCACGATGGAGCCGATGAGCCACTCAAGCTTTCGTCGAGCATCCTCATCATATAGAGTTCCAATGAGAGTTCCCCAAGCGTCCGGCGAACCTTCCTCGAGGGAGTACGGGAGTCTTGCGGTGGCATAGTCTTCCTTTCTAGGAGTACTGTCCGCAAATATAAGCTTGGCGTTAAGCTCCTGCCCGTTGTCAGGGAGCCTGGACTTCCAAGTCTGGAAGCTGGTCCATAGTCCGTTACTGTAGTTAGACAGCGGTTTCACAACGGTCTCGATCTGACCCTTGTGGTTCTTCTGGTGCTCGAATAGGGACCGGTCTACAAACGTAGCGACGTCAAACTCGTCTGTAGACCAGAGCCCCTTCTCCTCATCCCAGATTGCCTGGAAGTCTCGTCCCTGAATGAGAATATCCCTCGACCTACCGACGAGGAACTCAGGGTAGATTTCCACCTTTCCACTCTTTGTGGTACGCTCGCAGATTCGGTAGAAATCCATGAGGCTCCTTACATATAGTTCTCGTTTGCGTAGGCATTCATCTGGGCCCAGAGCTCAGCCTTCCGCATATCACGTGCGCCATGAAGCGGGATCGCACGAAGAGGAAACATGGATCCGTGTCCCATCTTGGTGTAGTCCCGCGAGTTTATCCGCTCAAGGATGGAGTCGACTTCCTCCTCGTGGCGGGGGTTGAACAGGGCCTCATCCGTGTAGTCGTAGAGGCCACAGTTCTTCACCATCTCCCAGAAGTACCATTCCAGAGAATATGGTGTATCATCATCCTCGAGCATCATGTCCATACGCTCGGCCAAAGCGATGAACATCTCGAGCATGGAGCAAGACTGCTCGTTGAGCCATACGTAGGACACGTCATTGTTCTCTCGAACGAACGCCCTACGTAGGTCAATACCATCCTGTGCACGATTGATGTCGTTCTGGATCGTCACCCGGAACGGCGTCTGGTGCATGATCTCGAGCAAGCTCATGTAGGACTCCTCGGGGCACTCAGCCTTGCGAGTATCCCCAGTCCTATCCACAAGCCACTCGAAATATGAGTTATCCGGTGCTGCCTCGATCATTACTCGTCCTCGTAATACTCAACCCCGAGGACCGAGTGCTCATAGGAATCGTCGAGAAGAGTGATCTCGAAGTCCGCGTGGCGGCTCATGCTTCGGACATAGATGATGGAATCGGAAGCAGACACTCCGCTGATGATGTTGTCAAACCAAGATGTGTCCTGCATAGGAACGCCCCGGTTGTCAGCGAATACATCGTCCTCCATGTAGTACGTGAGCTCGACATGCTCCTGATGACCCTTAGCCCGGAACTCCTCTTCGGTGATCTGGTAGGCCTCGAAGTGCTGTCGATCCATCGTACGCTTGGTCACTTCCTCTTGGTCGGAATCTTCCACAGGAGTCGGAGTGTAGTCCACAACAGCGCTCGGTACCACCGGCTCAGGATCGGATTCGCGATCCTCTGAATCAGCGCCATCTCCCACTCGCTCTTTGTGCTTCGCTTCAGCAATTTCCGCAAGCTCCTTGTTGATCTCGATTGTGGCTTCTTGGAAGTCCTGCTCGAACTTGCGAGCAAGAACGAAATATACGCCAAGGCCGCCAGTGACAGCCCCGGCTGCGAAATATGTGATCTTCTCAAGCATGGTCACCTCAGATCTTGTCGTACATCACGCCGTCGACGTTGAAGTCCAGCGCCCACTTGGTGACAGTACGGCCGTTCTTGTCCTCACCCTCGAAGGTGCCCTCGAAGATGTTGAAGTCGACAAAGTCGTCACCATTCCCCTTGACCCATCCAGTGACAGCACCAGCGGGAGTGTGAGGGAACCCGAGCATCTTGTACACTTCATTGAGGAAGATGTGCCCACGAGTCTGAAGAATATCATTCGCATACTGCTGCTGGCACTTGAGGTGGAGCATAGCCAGGTCCTCATCAGCGGACCAGTTGATGTTCTCGTCGTCGAAAATAACACCATAGGGCGAGACTCCGTCGACAGCAGAGATGGCCTCGAGAGTCATCTCGTCCTTGGTGAGGTCCTCGTCAGCGACAGACACGATAGCGTCCAGCACCGCGTCCTTACCGAACTTGGACTCGACCTTCTTCTTGTAGGTCTTGAAGGCCTGGTCGACAGCGGCGTACGCTGCAGCGAGAGAGGCGTTGCGCTTCAGCATGATACCATGACCGGTGATCAGGGAAGCGATAGAGGCAGCCCCAAGAATCAGGGCAGGGGCATAAAGCTTCGCCAGCTTGGTGGTCATTCGGGTGTAGAGGATGACCTTGTCCCGAGTGGCGTCCTTGTCTGTGAGCTTGCCGTCCTCGTGGGCCTCGTGGACCTTGACGAGAAGAGCGGTCTCTTCAGTCAGAGTCTCCTCAACTTTGAGGGTTGCCTTGGAGGCGAGAACCGTGGTGCCGATAAAGCCGACAGTACCGGCTGCGGTCAGGATGGTTGGGGCGTGCTTGCTGAGAACCAGTCCAGCGCGTCCAGCGAGACGGGTAACAATTCCGAGATTCATTTGATACGTCCTGCTTTCTTGAGTCGAAGGTAGATAGCGATTGCCTGGTCGTCTTCCATGCGTTCAACACGGCGACGCCACTTGTCTGAGAATGGATAGGCGGCGATAAGCTCAAGCCGCACTTGCTGAGGATTCATCGTGCATTGATGTGGTCAGGTTTCGGGAGCTGAAGCATGTAGCCACGACGGCTACGGATCACCGACATGTACCGGGCCGAAGTCCATCCCCAGTTCTCGTCAGTGTATTCGGTAGTGATACCGCAGAGATCGTAGAGATCGGCGACGGTGGCAAGACCGTACTCCTCGATGATGTCTCCGAGTCGGTCGATAACGAGATAAGCTTCATCTCGGGATTCGAGCTCGATCTCTGAGAAATCATGGTATCGACGTGTACGAGGAGAAGCGTCTCGGCGATTGCCTGGTGCTGAGCCTGGTCGAGAATATGATCCGTAGGAGACACGGGACCCCCCGGACGAGCTGCGAGCTCGAGGAGAAGACTCTCCGAAGAGGAGACGTTCGATGCCCTGGCTGACCAGATCCGAGAGTGTGTTCTTGATAGCAGGGATCGTAACATCGTAAAGTAGATACTCGCCGACATTGTGGATATCCTCTCCGACGAAAGCAGATACAGCCTTCGTCCCGAAGCTAGACTTCTTCTTGGTGACGGTGGCAGTGGTAACCTGCTCAACCTTCTTGCGCTCAGGGAGCTTGCTGTTGGACGGGAGGTTCGGACGGATTGGTGCGTTAGCCAAGGTGGCTCCTTTCGAGGAAGTGGGGGCCCCAGATTTCTCCAGGGCCCCCAAATATGAATCAGAGGTTCTTGAGCTCAGTCTCCTTAAGCTTAGAGTCGAGCTCCTTGTACTTGGGATCCTGCTGAACCTGCTTCATGATCTTCTCCGGCAGGATACCGTTGTAGAACTCCCGAACCAGAGCCGGGTTGTCCATGAGCTGGTCGAAGAGCTCCTCGTACTCCGGCGAGTTGAGGAAGGACTCCTTGATCTGCTCGGACTTGACGAAGCGCTCGCCCTGACGCTCACCATACGAAGTACCGATGAGGTCATCGAAGAACTTCATCATGGTGTAGAAGTCCTCATTGTCGATAGCGGCCTGAAGCCACTTCTCGAAGTTGGTGACGTTGTCATACCGCTTGATGAAGTCAAACATCTCACGGCGAGACATGTGGAAGTAGAGCTTCTTGGTGGTGGGCTCGTCGTCGAAGATACCACGGACGCGGATGATGTGAGAGAACATAGATGGTTTCCTTTCAGTTGATCTTGAAGTAGTTTTCCTTGGGAGCGACTAGAAAGTCGACCGTAAGGACTGGCTCACCCTTCTCAGTGAGCTGAGAACCAAACTCGACAGAGAGGGAGTTCGGTTCGGACCATCCAACCAGTTCACCGGCTGCAATGGGCGGAATTCCAAGGCCGTTGTAGAACTCATTGAGGGAAGCGTAGCACTCAAGGTTGAGCTGCCCATTAATGTTGTTCTCGACTCGGCGGATGGATTCGATGTCGGACTTGAAATACCGCCCTGAGAAGATGTCATAGCAGAGAACGTCCCCTCCCCCGGCCACAAGAATAGTTCCGGGATGTGGTTCGCCAGCTGCTTGAACCGATTTCTCTGCAACGCGGGCCTTAATCTTCTCGCGGTCCTTCGGCTTAACCACGTCCGCCACCGCTTCTCGATATCGCTTAAACGCCGCCTCCGAACCTGTGTAAGCCAGTGCGAACGCCGCTCCTCGAGAGTACTGAATACGATTCGCCGCGATGATCGATACCAGAGTGCATACGCCTGCGATGGCCGGGGGAATATATACTCGATATGATACTGCGAACTTCTCCCTCCAGGTGAGGTCCTCCGGCGACCGGAGGTTATCCTCACAATAATCGGCGATCCGTTCAATCGCGAGCGTAGTAGACTTCGCTGTGAGTACGGCCGTAGCAACGGTCCCGATGCATGCCGAGGCCGTGAGAATAGCCGGAGCGTTAGTCTTGAAGAATTGCGTAACACCGTTCGCATTGATCACTTGTTCTCCTTCTCGTGGTAAGCACGGATCTCCATCCGAATAAGAGACTCGACGTCCTTACGAGTCATTCCATAATATGTGCCCTCAATCCACTCACGTCGAGCCTTGAGATAGGTACCTATCATGGCCATGATCTGAACCCAGGCACAGAACGCTGTGAGGGCTCCGAGAATATAGAGTGTGTACCAGATGATGCTCACTTGTGCTTCCTTTCAACTCGCTTGAGACGGGGCTTCAGTTTGTAGTTCTGCGGATTGTTGATGCAATCCAGGATATAATCCGGCGTAAACTCCCAAACACCATTCTCCCGAGGGTAGTGTTGGAAATCGATGGAGTCGGCAGCCATTCGGCGCAGATACTCCCGTCGGTCGTCTCCTCGTGAATATGCGCGAGCCTCTCCGGTTGTTCCATCAACACCAAGGTAGAGTACGGACAGAGCGTCTCCGACGACGATGTCTGCGTGCTTTGCCAGGAGCTCCATGACTCCTCCCGGTGTGAGGATGACGCAGCGGTTCGTCTTGGATGCAGATCGGACCAGTTCGTCTCTAGGAACACCATACCGCCAACCTCGGAAGGTCTCGACGCAAAGGAGGTCGCCCCGTGCTTCCCATTCAGCAAAGCTTTGATCTTTGAGGAAGTAGTAGGAAGAAGGGTCCTCTCCCATACGCTTAGGTCGGGTCGTTGCAGTGCGGACTGCATGGTATCCCTCATTCTCAACCAGCTCCTTCTGGAATGTAGATTTGCCTGAACAACTTGGACCGAGAAGTACGACTAACATATCACTCCGCCGAGATCGTGTAGAGGATGACTGTCATTGCACAGAGGAGGAACCCGATCGCTGTCATGATGAGCTTGGCCATGAATGAGATAGGTGTTAGCCAAACGAGCCAAGTAGCAAAGGCTACGGCTCCGAATACGATCAGGAAGATGAGACTGATGAGGATGTAGTAGATCGGTGGTTCCTCGAACATGTGTGCTCCTTTC